CAACACCACTCTGAAATCCGCTTTTGATTCCATCCCAAAGCGCTAATGCTCCGCCACTAATACCATTCCACACAGCAAGAACTGTGCTTCCGATACCGCCAAATACACCACCAATAAAATCACCAACACCTTTAACACCATTTGAAATAATGTCGATGCCGGTCATGACAACATTTCTAAATCCTTCACAGTTATTCCAAAGAACGATGATGATTGCTATTAGTGCGACTATTCCAGCAATGACAAGCGCTGCAGGATTGGCCATCATCACAAAGTTAACTGCCATGATTCCCTTTTGCAGCGTTGAAAGTACGCCAATCATAGTTCCGATAATAACTACGATTTCTCCAATTGTAACAATTGCATTCTGTGCTTCAGGACTAAGGCTATTCCACGTATCATTAATGGCAGAAATCATATCAGAGAAATTGGAGATCGCAGGCGTCAATGTCGTTAGAATTGATTCGCCCAAATCGCTCAATGTCTGCTGTGCTTTCTGTTGCGCGACAACCATGTCATCACCAGAATCCTTCATCTCATCATACATTCCAGAAACTGTCGATAGCGCTCCTGTTTGATTTTCTAAAGATTTGCTCATAATGTCGATTGAAGAAACTCCTGATGATTGTAGCATCGCGATAAAGTTCTGTGCTTTCGCACCGAATATTTCCTGCGCATCAGCTGCAGACATTTGGCCAGAAGATAGTTTCGCAAGAACTTCATTAAATGCTTCAACGCTTGCCGTGCCGTCTTCAGACATGTTTTTTGTTGCCTTCATTAATCCAGCAACAGCCTGTGAAGCATCCACTCCAGAAGCAGAGAAGTAACCCATTAAACTTGTAACTTGTTCAAGTGATAAGCCCATGGTATCATGCAATGCTACACCGGCAGATGATGCCATTGACGATAATTCGCTAAACGATAGTCCATACATCTGTGATGCTTGCATCATGATATCAAGCGACTTATCATACTCTGTTCCAAAAGCCATGCTCATTGAAATCATTGAGTCAGTAATACTAGATGCGGACTCACCAGAAATCTTGGATAATTGTGCAACATGCATCATTAACGGTTCGATTTCTTCATCGGTTAAATCGCACTTCGTTGCGACTGTAGCCATTGCATTACCTAAATCATTCATATCAGCAACAGGAATTGTTTTAACAATATTCTTCAAGGCTGTTTCAAGTCCTGCCATCTCTGCTGTTGTTCTTCCTGTGCCAAATTGAATCGTATCTAATGCATTATCAGTTTTATCTCTTGCTTCAAGTGTGCTTTTGCCGAAATCAACAAGTTTATCAGCTGCATTTTTAGCCGCATCACCAATCTGATCCAGAGCATCTTTTGTAGCTAAATACTTTGTATTTGCTTCCGTCTGTTCTTCAGCAGATTGTTTTGTTTTATTTGCTAAATCTTCCGTAGCACTTGCATTACTATTCAAAGCCTGTTCAGCATTTTCAAGTTTCCCTTTAGCGGCTGTCAGTTCTTGATTAATGTTTTCTTGTTCTGTTTGAGCATATGCTAAATTCTTGGTCCATTTCTGCACCTCATCAGAGTTTTCACCAAAAACACGCTTTGCTTCATCTAAAGCTTTCTGTGTATTCTCAACTTTTTCAGTTGATGCATCATACTTCGATGTAAGAAGCGATACTCGCTGTTGTAAGAGGTTTATATCTTCTGAATTTCCCTTCAGTTGCGTAGAATTTAATTTTAATTGAGCATTATAAACTTTGATATTATCATTCATCGTGTTAATGCCAGATGTAAAATCACCTATATTCGCACTAAATTTAATTTCAGCAGTATTCTTTTTTGCCATTTAATTCACCTCTCTTTCTTTTTTTATTTCTTCTGCATTCTTTCGTACTCAATCCATTTCTCCCACGATTTATATGCAGTATAGTTATCCGAAATTTTCATTAATGATTTATAAGGAAAATGCCAAAACACTTCTTCAGGAACACCTAAAATAAGCACATAAAAAGTATAGTAATCTTCTACACTCTCAAACTCTATTTTCGGCATTGAAAAATGTCTTGGCATTTTTTGAGTTTTTGCTTTGAACGCTTCTTCAAATTTTACTTTTTTTTACCAGCTAAAAGTTCTCCGACAACAGTCATCATATCGCTGTATCCAGGCAATTTCTCAATGAATTCAGACTTATTCATGCATGAATCGATATTGTCGATATTAGCACATAAATATGAGCCATATAGAACGTCTACAGCAGCATGTGTTTTGTCTTTCGTAATTCCGTTCATACCTAATGATGTTTGTTCATAGATTCCGGGTCTAGCCTGTTCTAACTTAAAAAGCGAAGCCATGTTCAACGCACAGTTTACTTTTTTCCCATCACTTAATGTTAATGTTGTATTAACTTGCTTGATCATATTATTCTCCGTCTTCTACTTTTTCAATTAAGTTGTATCCAAGTCTAGATTGAACATCTAGTATTTCATTTGTGCGTTCTTCCGTTAGAACCAAACGCTTACCTGTAGCATGCTCCTCGTTTGTATGTTTGTCGTAGAATGTCGCAACAACTTCATATTCAGTAGTTTGTTCTTTTTCTGTTACATCATTTTCAGCTTTTGTATTTTTCTTAGCCATACTACGCCGCAACCTTTACTAATTCAGTTGAGAACTCTGTCATCCACTTTGTTTTAACGGTTTCATCTGTGATTTCTTGTACAATTGCTTCATACATAGTGTTTCCGATTTCATCCACCGATGCGCTAAACTTCATTTCAACTTCAACAACCTCTGTTGCTCCATTTTCAATTGACTTCTTCGCACCTTCACTAGCAACGCAACAAGGGAACGCAAGAAACTTCACAGTTCCGTCTTCATCACGAACTTCGTTTACCATCGTAAATTCTGGATGTACAGATTTATCTCTATTAAGAGAATTAATACCTTCTTTTAATCCATCAGAATTTAAGCCAAACAATGTTTTATACAATCCCCACTTCATATGTAGTTTTAATGTGCCTTCGATAGTTCCACCATGCTTCGTGCGGTTCTTAACTACTACTCCACGACATTTCTTTGTGATATTTCTTACAGTTTCCTGAATCTCCAAACTACCAACGCAGTTATTTTCAATAAAAGCAGTTGCTCCTTTTGGCTTGAACGATGTTTTTGTTACTTCAAAATCTGAATACACGTTTTCGTATTTGGTCATTTATCTATTCCTCTACTTTCTTAGATAGACGCTCAACCAAAGCGTCTACAATTTGATCTTGACTATCTTCTGCACCTTTCTGCATGAAGTGCTGATTACCCTGGTGATTGCGTGTATTACTTCCATCATCTGGATAGTACAGATAGTTATATGCTTTTCGTGTTCTGACCGTAACAGACAAGTTTCCTTTTTTAGGTTGGTCAAAAACACCTTTAATGCCGGCAGATGATGCATTTTTTATTTTCTTCTTCCAATGTCTTCCAGAGACTGGGAATCGAGAAGCTATATTGCTTTCGATGATTTCCGGTGCATCATTCCAAAGATATTCATTGATGGTTTTTTCTACGCCATCTCCAAATCCTTTAATTGCATTTGTCAGTCTTTCCGCAGCTTTAAAATCACTTCTGATATAGGGCATAATTTTTATTAGCCTTTGCAAATTTTAACGTAATGCTTTCTGCGACTGCTTTTGTGTTTCCGATACGAGCATAATCAAACTGATGATCACCAGAAACAATTCTGAAGCCTGGTATTTCCGTAACTTTACTAATAACTTCTTGAATCAGTTCATTTGGAACATAGTTTTCTCGAACAATCATTACAAAATAAACATCTGAATAATCTCTTCCAGATGTTCCATTAATTTGCAATGTGTCTCTCCCAAATATCATGTAATCCCAAACTTCAATTTCAACCAGATCTTCTGTTCCATAAGCTAAATTTTTTTCAATACTAGCTAATGCATCATGCAATTCTTGAAGCGAATCTCTACTCATCTTTTGTCACACTTTCTAAATACAGAAATAAATTCTCACAATATTTATCGTGATCAATATATAAGATTGTAAATAGATCTTTTCCAATGACCGCATATTGTTCCGACTTTACCAATGTATTAAATGGAATTTTAATTTTCATCGATAATGAATGTCCCAATGCAGAAATCATTAGATTGTCGCGCTCTCGTTTTGAAAGTTCTTCAAAGAAAAAACGGTGAACATTTGCAAGGTCATCAATTGATTTGACATTGATTTGTCCGCCGTATTTTGTTTTTGTTTTCTTATCTGTTCCAATTGATACGATGCCAGAATTACAGGTATTGATATCACTTTTAAATTTCATTAGGAATCACCTTCAGGAACGAATTTTTCTAACTGAACTTTCTTTCTACACTCCAAAATGTCGCTTATGTAGTTTGTGCGGAACTGTTCAGGAACATTATTCCATTTATAAACAATGTAATTAATCAGAAGTTCTCTTGATCGAATATCACTCTCGAAATCAATCTCATCACTGCCCAGCATATCGCAGATTGTTGCAATGCTATTTTTAATAATTTCTTCTAACTTGCTATTTGTTTCTGATTCTTCCCACGTGATATTGCAAGCCAGCTTTGCGGCT